TTCTGTACCGCGAAAAGGGCAGCGTAGAAGCTCTGGCATCGTTTGACCCACTTGCTACTGGTGGCCCGGTGGCAGGCAATTTCGGTCAAATCATGCGTTTGCTGGGTGTCAATAAACCGCAGGTGGCGTGATGCCTGGCATGTTCGCTGAGGGCTACGGCCTGCTAGTCACCAAATTGCAGACAATTACTGGCTTGCGTGTATTTGATGACCCACGCACATTGAACCCACCATGCGCGCTGGTTGAGGCACCCAGCATCGTGATGCACACAAACGTGGAAGCCGAAATGGAATATCGCGTGGTGCTAATCGCCCAGGGCGCTGGCGACAAACGAACGATGGACACGCTGCTCGATTTGGCTGACCTGATTAGAGCTGCAAAGATTGGGCTACTTACGGCCCGGCCAACCACGATTAGTTACGGCGGCCTTGACTATGCCGCGTATGAACTGACAATCAACACCAAAGTGGTGCCATAGGGCTACTAGACTGCCAACAGGCTTGCAGCGAGCCTCCATCAAAAGGAGTTTCGCTACATGGCAACTGCAGTCACCTACCTCGCCTCCCCCACGTTCGGCATCGGCCCGAACCTTGCTGGCATCAAAGACCTGTCAGACCAGTGCAAGGCAGTGGTCATCACCAAGTCGCGTGAAGCGCTCGATGCCACCAGTTTCGGTGTCACTGGCCGCCAATATGTAGGCGGCTTGACAAACGTGACCGTCACAGCCACGCTGCTCATGGAGTACAGCGCCACGCCCGGCTCATACGTCGATCTCACAGCCTTGGTAGGCACCAATGTGTACGTCGCAGTCAAGCCGACCAGCAGCGCAATCAGCGCGACGAACCCAGAGTTCCAGATCACTGGCGGCTACCTTGAATCGCTTGATGTAGTCAACGCCACCCTGGGCGAACTGTCCGAGATTGAAATCACCATCACAGGCGGAACACTCGTCGAAGATATCGTGCCGTGAAGTTCAACATCAAAGTGGCGTACCGCACCCCAGCTGGTGCGGTGGTTGAGGAAACAGTGGTTACAACGCTTGCGGATACCGCGCATTGGGAACGCAAGAAAAAGAAAACCGTACGCGACATGATGAACGGCATCGGCATCGATGACCTGGCATTCATGGCCTGGCACCGTCTCGTAGCGATGGCTAAAGACAATCGTGACTATGACACTTGGCTTGAGTGCGTCACCGATTTGGATGTGATCGAGGAACAATCGACAAACCCTACGGAAGCGGCAGCCTCCGCAGGCAGTTAGCAGAGTTGCTGTTGGCTACAGGCTGGTGGCCACCGGATATCAGATTCGATTACGAGGATTTGGCTACTGTGTTACTTCTAGCAAAGAAAGCGAACAAACGTGGCCGCTGAAACGACAATCCAGGTCTATGGCATCAAGGATGCGCTCAAAGAGCTGAACAAAATTGATAAGTCGTTGCGCCGCGAGGTGACTAAGGATTACAAAAAGATTGTCGCTGGTGTGATTGCTGATGCGAAAGCCGCGATACCGCAGCAGGCACCTCTGTCCGGGCTGAATCGGAGATGGAAAACCAAGTCTGGTTACGACATCATCCCTGAAGGCGGTTGGAACAAAGCGGTAGCCCAAAAACTGTTGGTGGCGAAAATCAGTACTCGTCGAGTGAAGGAATACCGGGGCGATTTGGTCAACGTAGGGACATTCCGTTTGGTGTGGTCAGGACTCGCCAACCAGACGTTTGACATGGCTGGCCGTAAGCGAAGCAATCCGCTTGCGCGCGCGTTGCAGTTGCGTTTCGGTAGCGCATCGCGTGTTATGTGGCCATCATTTGAGCGCAACCGATCACAGGTTGAGGCAGAGATGCTGAAACTGTGTGAAGGCGTGATGAAAGAAGTCAACCGCAATCTGGTGACTAGCAAAGGTTCGTAGGCTGTAACGATGGCCGTAAGTATCCCTATTGTCTCCGAGTTCGACTCAAAGGGCATCAAGTCGGCCATCAATGAGTTCAAGAGCCTCGAAGGCGCTGGCGCTAAGGCTCAGTTCGCGCTCAAGAAAGCCGCAGTGCCTGCAGCGGCAGCCTTGGCTGGTTTAGCGGCCGGGGCAACGCTGGCAACGAAAGCCGCGATGGAGGACTTGAAAGCCCAGGAACTGCTCGCGCAAGCACTCATCAACACCACCAATGCCACCGATGAGCAGATTGCCGCCAATGAGCAGTTCATTGCCGCCACAGAGCGCGCTGCAGCCGTATCTGACGAGCAGCTGCGGCCAGCCCTGGGCAACTTGGTACGCGCTACCGGGGATGTCGAGGAAGCCCAGAACCTGCTGGCAGTAGCGCTCGATATCAGTGCTGCGACTGGTAGCGATTTGGAAAGCGTCAGCATCGCACTGTCAAAGGCCGCCAACGGTCAAGTCACAGCCCTGCAACGTCTCGGTATCCCACTAGATGAAAACGCGGTCAAAGCCAAAGACTTCAACAAGATTCTCGGCCAGTTGTCTGACACATTCGGTGGTGCAGCATCGGCATCAGCCAATTCGTATGAAGGCCAGATGCGTCGCGTGGCTATCGCTGTTGACAACACCAAAGAAAACATCGGCATGGCGCTTATTCCGGTGGTTGAGCGTCTGCTACCAGTACTTGACAAGGCTGCACAATTCGTACAAAACAACACAGGCGTACTGGTCACATTCGGTGCTGTAATCGCCACCGTGTCAGCCGCAGTGCTGGCAATCAACCTGGCAATGAAGGTGTACACAGCCAGCCTGATCGCAGCCAGAGCTGCACAGTGGGCATTCAACGCGGCAGTGGCAGCCAACCCGATTGGTGCAGCCATTGTGGTAACGGCAGCATTTGCGGCCGGGCTCGTCTACCTCGAATCCAAGACACAGGCCGTTAGTAACAGTTTCGCCCGATGGGGCGCAGTATTGACTCAAGTGCTGGGGCCGCTTTACGCAGTCGTTGCCCTAATCGGCAAGATATTCAACATCGGTGATATCAAACTGCCAAGCCTTGACAGTCTCGTACCCAAGTTCAATGTGCCTGACACCACGCCAGGATTCGTAGCACCCAGACTGCCCGGCCCTGACAGTGGCCCTGATCTGCTTGAGCGCAGGTTCTTGCGACCTGAAACGCCCGGCACATTGCCAGTGGTACCGATTGTGCCGATTGGCGGCGGAGGCGGCGGCGGTGGTCGAGTAGGCGGCGGCGGTGGTGGCGTAGGCGGCGGCCAAGACCTAGTAACAATCATGGGTGGCGGTGGTGGCGGTCTGGGCGCAGTCCTGGGCACCGAAGCAGTCCTGGATGGCTTGACAGGTGGTGGCGACGTAATCAGCGTGACCGTGAACACCGTGACAGCACCATCCGACTTGGGTGACACCATCGTGGATGCCCTGATCGAGTACAACCGTCGCAGCGGCCCACTGCAACTGGAAATTGCCTAATGGCCACATCCGTAGTTCAATCCGGCGACTACCTGCTTGAACTTGATACCGGGTTCCAAGTTGACGCATTCCTGCTTGATGACGCGCTCAAAGGCGTACTAGACAACACCGACTATGTGCTGGATGGCACCACGCAGTTCGCTGACATAACACCATTCGTCACCGACATTCGATACAAACGCGGCAGGCAACGCACCGACTATCAATTCGGTGCAGGCACCATGTCGTTCAACATGCTTGACGAAACAGGCATCCTGGGGCCATACGACACCAGCAGCCCCTATTACGACCCGGCCAACAATGAGCCAGGGTTAGCACCACTTCGCAAAGTTCGCCTGTCGCGTGATGGCACATATCTGTTCACAGGCATTGTCACCGGCTACGACTACAACTTCGTCCTGGGCGATTTAGACAGCGTGACAGTCATATGCGCCGACGACTTCTACCGACTGGCACAGACGCAACTTGATACTTACAACGTCAATGCTGAACTGTCTGGCGCTCGCGTAACCAACATTCTTGACCGCACCGAGGTCGATTACCCTGCTGGCACTCGCAGCATCGCCACAGGCACCGTCGAATTGGGCGGTGTGGGCCAATACACAATCCCAGCCGGCACCAACACGCTTGGCTACTTGCAGCAAATCAACGAAGCTGAGCAAGGCCGACTATTTATGGCTGCTGATGGCACGCTGACGTTCCAGAACCGTATTGGCAATACGTTGAGCGCCCCGGTAATTAGTTTCAAGGATGATGGAACAGGTGCCGCATACACCGACGTAACCATCCAGTTTGATGCTGATCGAGTGGTCAACCGCGCCTATGTTGAGCCGTTGAGTGGCAGCAGCGCTACCGCAACTGACAACGCCAGCATCGCCAAGTACTTCATCCAGTCAAAATCGATTACCAATAGCCTCCTGCACATTTCAGGTGAAATCACAGCCCTAGCCAATTACTTGCTTGAACCTGAACCTGAGCCGCAGTACACCAGCGTCACTACGACATTCAGCCGCTTGACCAGCACCCAGCGCGATGACGTGGCCAGCGTTGATATCGGTGACACGATCAGCATTGAGAAACAAATACCGGGGCTAAACAGCCAGATTGCTGAGGAGTTGGCGGTGGAGGGCATCGAGGGCCGCATTACCGTGTCAGGCGGCCACCAAATCACATTCTTTACGAGCCCCACCACGATTGTCTATGAACTGATACTCGATGACCCGGTGTACGGGTTACTTGATGACGACAACGTACTAGGCTGAGGTATCTATGGCGACACCGTTTCCTTTCACGGCCGGGCAGGTGCTGACAGCAGCACAACTAAACAACATCACGACCCTGCCGATCAATGACCAGACCGCCAGTTACATCTTGGTGGCCGGAGATGTCGGCAAGCGTGTGATTATGAACGTGGCCAGCGCCAACACCGTGACTGTCAATGACAGCGTGTTCGGTGTCGGTGACACCATTTTCATTGCCAATAAGGGCGCAGGCACCACGACAGTGACCGCTGGTGCTGGCGTAACGATCAACACATCAGGTTCACTTGCTTTGGCGCAATATGGAGGCGGCACACTGGTTGCATTGTCGGCGTCAACCTTCACATTTTTTCCCGCAGGCGGCGTAGGTTCAGCAGACTTCTCTGATTCTGCGACGGGTACTTACACCGATAGCGGCATTGACTACAAATACATCACCTACACGGCATCAGGGACTTTGACGGTAACGAAGGCCGGACTCGCTGACATTCTTGTGATCGGTGGTGGTGGTTCTGGTGGTAAAAGCAGTGGGGCAACGGGTGGTGGCGGAGGCGGTGCAGGCGGCTATCTGTCGGTCACTGACGCCTATCTTGCAGTTGGAACTGCCACGGTGACAGTTGGTGGTGGCGGCAGCGGTTCAGGAACGGTAGAAGGAATCGGAACAACCTCAAGACTTGCATCATTTTTCGCCCAGGGTGGCGGTTCTGGCAATTTGACATCTGGTGCAACTGCCGTGAATCCGGCTTATCCAGGCGGCTCTGGCGGCGGTGGCCGATTCAACGCATCAGGCGCATCAGGCACAACAGGTTTGGGCAATAACGGTGGCAATGGTTCAACAGCGGCAAGTAACTACGGCGGTGGTGGCGGTGGCGGTGCTAGTGCAGTAGGTGGAAACGGTTCTGGTACAAATGGCGGCAACGGTGGTGCAGGAACATCGAGCAGCATCACAGGTTCAAGCGTCGCACGCGGCGGTGGTGGCGGTGCCGGTTCCGCCGGTGGTACCGCCGGTACGGCCACAGACGGTGGTGGTAATGGCACCAATAATGACACGGCAGGCAATCCTGGTTCAGCCAACACGGGCGGTGGAGGTGGCGGCGGTGGTTGGGCTACTGCGGTTCAGAATGGCGGCAACGGCGGCTCAGGCATCGTTATCGTGCGAGTGAGGACTAACTGATGACCTACCATAACGCTCACGCCGCACGCATAGACGAGAACGGAATCGTCCGAGAAGTGATCGTTATTCCGTACATGAACGACGACGATGCTCAGGTGACTGCGTACTGCAACTCAATCGGGTTGGCTGGCACCTGGATTGACACTTCATACACAGGTAACAGGCGAGGCAAGTACGCAGGCATCGGAGACACCTACGACGCGGCACTCGATCAATTCATTAGCCCGGTAAGCGAGGAAGAATGAAGTGGCAGCACGTCTTAGAGGATTGGTGCAAAGCATTCGTCGCTGGAAGCGTCGCCGTACTTATCACAAGCGAATACGACGTAACAAACGCGCTAAAAGCCGGGCTCGCAGCCGTGCTGCCACTGATCTACGCATGGGCCAACACGAAAGACCATAGGTACGGCCGCAAGTGAAATACCCAGTCAAACCAGTACGGCTACCAGCCGACCTGGTGAACATTCAACCTGGGCGATTACCTGACTACCTACTGAAGCCTGTACGCCCATACGGCCGCCTGCACTGGCTCGCAGCACAGGCATACCACGCCATGCGCTCAGCAGCACGACAGGATGGCATTCGAGGCATCAAACCAACCTCGTACTGGGATACCTATCGCACACTTGAAATACAGGAACGCGGATTCTTGGCGCGATACACCAAAGCACCAGTAGCCAACACCAAATCAGTACGCATGTACAAAGGCGAAAAGTATTACCTAAAGCCCGGCCTCGCAATCATGGCAGTGCCCGGCACCGGATTTCATCCACTTGGCCTTGCGGTCGATATCTCCGAGGCAAGTGGCAAACGTCTCGAATGGCTGCTCGCCAACGCGGACTGGTTCGGATTCTCATGGGAGCTGCAAAGCGAGCCCTGGCACCTGCGTTACTATGTAGGCGACAAAGTACCGCTAAAAGTGCAGCAGTGGGTGAACCTGCATGCCAACAGAAATCTGGGTAGCGCTGATTAGCGCAATAGCCATCATCACAGCGGCCGGACTGCCGACCTGGATGATCGAGCGCGCACGTCGAGAAAACCACACAGACCACGCAAAGGTCACTAAGGTGCTTCGTAGAGTAGAAAGCAAGATTGACCAACATTTGGAGGATCACCGAAATGGCTTTACGCGACGAAATAAAAAAGAAATCAAACCTGCAAGCCGACCTGGAAGCATGGCTGGCAAAACAGAAAAACAAGGCTGAGTGGTACGAGATTCTTGACGATTTGGATTACAGCCATCATTCTGTTGCCGAACTGCTTAAGCGTCACGGATTCAAGCAAGCAAATCACAATTTGGTGTTTCGCGTAAGGATTCGCCGTGGCTCTCGCTGACGAAGCCAACGAAATCCTGACTGCCCAGGAATTGCGCGAAGCGCTCAAGCGATCACAGCAGGCCTACGCAAAACTCAAGCATCGAACTGACGAATTGGTGCAGGCGGTGTACACGGCCGCAAAGGATGCAGCCCTAGCCACACCCCCGGTCAAACTGCCGCCGGCCCGGACATTTCCTAATAGCAAGAAAGCCGAGGTGGCGCTGCTGCATTGCACCGATTGGCAGTTGGGCAAAAAGACCGTGAGTTATGACAAAGAGACATGCCGCAGACGCATTGAGCGATTCGTGGACAAAGCCATTGCCATCACCGAGATTCAACGCAAGCACCACCCGGTCAATGAAGCGGTGCTGCTACTGGGTGGCGACATGGTGGAAGGCATCGGCATATTCCCCGGCCAGGCCTACGAAGTAGACAGCCTGCTTTACGAGCAACTATTCGAGGTATCACAAATTATTACCAGTGTGGTGCTGCGACTCAAGCACAATTTCAAGACTGTGCGCGTGGTATGTGAGTACGGCAATCACGGCCGCATCGGTCGCCGAGGCGATTTGGCAGCATCGGACAACATCGACCGCATCGCCTACCAGATTGCGCGCAACCAGATTGGCTACGCCACCAAAGAATGGCAGGAATCAGACAACTGGTACCAGATATTCACTATCGGCAACTACCGAGGCCTGCTCGTGCATGGCGACGAAATCAAGTCATTTGGCGGCAACACGCCAGCATTCGGCATTCTCCGCAAGGTCAACGCCTGGGCATCAGGAGTAATTGAGCCGTTTACCGATTGCTACATGGGCCACTGGCACACACCCATGAGCCTGACCATGAGCAACGCCGGCCGCATATTCGTGACAGGCTCCCCAGAGTCACACAACGAATACGCCAGGGAGTTCGTCGCAGCCACAGGCACCCCCAGCCAACGTCTGCACTTCATCGACCCAGTACGTGGCAGGGTTGCGGCAGAGTACGTCATATGGCTGGACTAACCAACGC